TATAAGAGAGATCGGAGGGCGATGATCAGGGGCGGTAGTGCCACCTGATCAGTAGGGGGCATTCGTTCGTGATATGGCAGGGGTTCGTCGCCCCCGCCCCCCCGTTTAAAAACCACTAACTACCCTAACCTACAAAGTGTTACGGAAGCAAGAGTACTCTAAAACCCAAACAAGTTTCCAAGAGGATTCAAATTTTTTTTCCCATATAAAAACGCCCCCATAGGGTTCATCAGTAGAAGAATATAAAGTACTACTTGCAAAACATTCTTAATTGATATATAATGGCAAAGACAAATACGATCATAATGCAAAAAAATTCCACAGAAGAAACATACGCTATAGAAGTTGATACAGTAACTGGTGAATATTTTGTTAGAATACCTGAATGGATCGTGAATGATCAAGGATGGTTTGAAGATACTGAACTTAAATTTAAAACAGATAAGAGTTTAATTTTTATTGAGGAAGCGTAATGAGTAGCACCTATCACATATACTTGAGAGGAGAAGTTCTCTTCAAAGACTTAGATGATTATGAGTTTAAAATCATATGGGATAGGATATACAAATCATACTATAAGGATGAGATAGAGTATGAAGAGATTGAATACACAGAGGATCAAAAAGATCTACTACAGGATGCCAGTTATTAGATGAAGCACTTTGAGATACATGATGATTTTTTACCAAAAGATTACTTTGATCATCTAGACACACAGATATTACATACAAATAAGTTTAAATGGTTGTTTCAAGAGAAGGTAGCAACTAATGATGATGATCCAGATGATGAGCAGTTTTACTTTATCAGTAGTTTCTATAATAACTTACATGTAGAGAGTGATTTCTATTATCAATTAAAACCACTCTTTGATGCACTTGAAGTTAGATCGATGATTCGTGCAAGAGCTATCTTGTATGCGAATCAGGGTAAAATGATTAGTCATGCACCACACATCGATATGGGTTATGAACATAAAGCAGCATTAATCTATATGAATACGTGTAATGGATACACAGGTATGGTGAATGATGATTGGGAGAGAGATCTTTCAGATCCTTATAGTTTTAAAAATAATGATGCTGAATCTATGTTTGATCAAGGCAATCGTGTAGAGAGTGTTGCGAATCGTTTATGTTTGCACGATGGTAGTGTACCTCATTATAGTACGACATGTACTGATACCCGTAAGCGACTCGTATTAGCGATTAATTACTTTTGATATGAATATTATTGATACTTTTTCTTTACCCCCGATTGTCTCGTTTGATTATGAGGGCGATATGAGTGTGATACTTGATTATGTAAAGGAAGCTCAATTAATGAGAAGAAAGACTCAATTTAAATCAAGGAATCATTATGTATTGAATGAGTTAGATGAGTTACGTGAGTTCTGTAAGGAATGTAGTGAAACGTATTGTAAGAAAGTATGTGATGTTGATTGTGAAATTGATATACAACAATCGTGGTTAAATGTAAATGAAACAAATGATAGTTTTATTGATCATTGGCATGCCAATTCTTATTTAAGTGGCGTATTTTATATTGAATCAGATACTAAGAAAGGTGCTCCGATTCGTTTTCATAATACATTAAGGAACTTTAGTTACTATCCTGAACCTCGTGAAGGTGTGCAACGTGAATGGATGTCTGATCGTAGGAATAAGTATACTACAAATAAGATTGATGTAGCATCGATACCTGGTAAATTGTTAATATTCAGTTCGATGTTAACTCATAGTGTGCCTGTGAATCATTCAAAAGAGTCTAGAGTGAGTTTATCGTTTAACACAACCCCCACTCGACCATTTGGTAGTGAAGACCGATTAACTAGAATAACTTGACTTTTGCTATATAATCCAATATAATATAGTGGTAATTACAAGTTATTATGGGCAAAGGATTTACGGTAAAAGCAAAATCACCTGTTGTTAAAAAAGAATCTGAGTGGGATTTTGATAAAGCAAAAGAGTTAGTGAAAGGTAAGACAGTTGTATTCTGTTTACCAGGAAGAGGAGTATCATATACATTTTTAAAGAGTTTTGTACAACTATGCTTTGATTTGGTTCAAAGTGGTGCTTCGATACAGATATCACAAGATTACTCATCGATGGTTAACTTTGCACGTTGTAAGTGCTTAGGTGCAAATGTTCTACGTGGTCCTGATCAGAAACCTTGGGACGGACAGTTAAACTATGATTATCAACTATGGATTGATAGTGATATTGTATTCAATACAGAGAAGTTCTGGCAGTTGGTTCTAATGGATCAAGATATTGCTGCTGGTTGGTATTGTACTGAAGATGGTAAGACTACTTCTGTTGCACACTGGATGGAAGAAGATGATTTCCGTTCTAATGGTGGTGTAATGAATCACGAAACCATCGAAAGCATTAGTAAGCGTAAGAAGCCTTTTACAGTTGATTATACTGGATTTGGTTGGACACTTATCAAGAATGGTGTATTTGAGCACGAAGAGATCAAGTATCCTTGGTTCGCTCCTAAGATGCAGATATTTGAATCAGGAGAAGTTCAGGATATGTGTGGAGAAGACGTTTCATTCTGCTTAGATGCAAAAGAAGCAGGTTTTGATATCTGGTGCGATCCTCGTATTCGTGTAGGACATGAAAAAATGCGAGTTATATAGTATCTTTGAGGGTGATAAACTTCTTTATGAAGATCTCACCCAAGATGAATACTTTAGTGCTATGGAGGACCTTGCATATGAATTTTATGATAATGGTTCCCACAACCCAACCGATTTAAGAACTGAAATTAAGGCAATTTAATTATGGCAACACGAACTGGCATCAACGGAAACGTATTTGTAGAAGCAATACCCAAAAAGTCTCGTCAAGGACAGGGTAAGCACACCAAATACGCTGCTACTTCTCGTAATAGAGCAAAGAAAAGATCTAGAGGACAGGGCAAATAATGAGTACACTATTAACAAACCTTCCTTCGACAAAGGTATATGTAAGAAAAGAGTATTTACGTGATCTTCAAGATGGTTTTGGTGAGTTTGTAGAGGGCGTTTGGGTATGTGCTAAGAGCATACCTGGACGTGCTTTTTATTTTGAGACGTATTTACCAGAATATGGAGCACTTTACGATAAATTACCCATATCAGCGTTCGTTTCATCACCAGAAACACCTGACCCAGACCTAGATTTACCTAATTTACAGTTTTGGAACTGTATGGACTATGGTGTAAGTAATATTTGTAAGCAATTTGTTGGTTCAATGGAGTGGGAAGTGCGTACAAGGCACTTTGGATCGATAAAAGGAGAGTATTTGTGTACTTTAGACAACTATCACTCCGATCCTGACGTGGTTGACTACTCAACAAGTGAGGTTCCACAAGAACATAAGTCATTTAACCTAATTGAACTTGAAAATGGTCAATATGCGTTGTATCCAAACAACCGTTGTAGGGTATACGATATCTCACTCACACCAAATGAAGCGAAAATACCCGATTTTAAGGTATCTACAGAGTATTATCAGGTAGAAAACGGCATAAAATGGGGTAGATTGGGTGATTGTGATGATTATTTTTGGACAACACCCGAAGAGAGAAATAAATCTAAAGAATAGGTTATAAATAAAGGGAGATAATACTAAATATACCATTTAGATGGCAGTCCAACGCACATCACAATCATTCAAAGATATAAGTTTATCTTTCAAACCACATCCTGTGACGAAAGATCTTCCAATCTTGAAGAACGAACGTGCAATAGTGCGATCTGTAAGGAATTTAGTAGAAACTATTCCCACAGAAAGGTTTTTTAATTCAAATCTTGGAACTGATATACGTGCAAGTCTCTTTGAGAACTTCTATCCAACCCTAACTAAGGTGATAGAAGATCAAATTAATGAGACTATTGAACTATATGAACCTAGAGTTGAGAATTTAACTGCACAAGTAGACGAATACGTTGATTCAAACGCTTTTAATGTAACAATAGTGTTTGATATTAGAGGTTTAGCAGTACCTACACAATCATTTTCCTTTCTTTTAGAACCAACAAGATAGTAATATGCCTTTTACTCAGTTTACAAGTTTAGATTTTGACGAAATTAAGGCACAAATACGGTCTTATCTTCGGGCGAACAGCAATTTTAGTGATTTTGACTTTGAAGGATCTAACTTTTCAGTCTTAATTGATACTTTAGCATACAACACTTACATTAACTCATTTAATGCAAACTTAGTTGCTAATGAATCGTTCTTAGATTCAGCAACAATTAGGGAAAATGTTGTTTCTCTTGCAAGAAATATTGGTTATATACCCCGTTCAAAATCCTCTGCAAGGGCATCAATTCACTTTGATGTACAAACTGATACAACTGAACCATTACTATACTTAAAACCAGGTTTAGTGTGTGTAGGATCTGCAAATAACACTACATATAGGTTCTCAGTTTCTCAACCACTACATGCTTCTGTTAAAAATGGTGTTGCATCATTTGGAACTGCTGAAGAACCTATTGAAGTTTCCCAAGGAACAGTATTAGAATTACAATTTCTAGCAAATAATAGCATAGATCAAAGATTTTTATTACAAAACCCAAATATTGATGCATCTAGTATCAAGGTATTTGTATCTGGTTCTGCAGATGATGGTTTGGGTAGAGAATATGCCATGATTGATAATATTCTCAACATTAACAAAAACTCAGAAGTCTTCTTTATACAGGAAGTTCAGGATGAAAAATATGAAATCTTATTTGGTGATGGTTATTTTGGTAAAAAATTAGAAAATAATTCAATTATAACAGTAAGATATATTGTTACTGATGGTGCAGAAAGTAATGGTGCATCGGAATTTAGTTTCCAAGGAGTATTTACTGGAAAGGATCCTAATACTTCTGTAAATCCAGCAACCATAATTCCAACCAGTGGTATAACAATAAACACCGTTAATGGTGCGACAAACGGTGCTGATATGGAGAATATTAACTCCATTAAGTATTTTGCACCTAGAATATATTCCTCACAGTACAGGGCGGTTACACCTAGAGATTATGAAGCAATTATACAGTCAATCTATCCCAGAACAGAATCTGTTGCTGTAATTGGTGGTGAAGAATTGAGTCCACCTCAATTTGGTAAGGTTCAAATTAGTATTAAACCAAAAAATGGTACTTATGTTTCTGATTTTGACAAACAGCAGATTAAACAAAAGTTAAAAGGATATGCGATTGCTGGAATTAATTCAGAAATCATAGATCTTAAGATACTATATGTTGAAATTGATTCAACAGTTTACTTTAATACTACTCAAGTTTCTAGTGCTAATTCATTACAAACAAAAGTTTTGAATTCTCTGAGAGAATATTCTAATACTGTAGACATTAATAAGTTTGGTGGAAGATTTAAGTACAGTAAGATACTTCAATTAATCGACAGAGTTGATAGTTCAATTACTTCTAACATTACAACAGTAAAGATTAGAAGAGATATGAAGGTACTTCTTAATCAATTTGCACAGTATGAATTGTGTTTTGGTAATAAATTCCATATTAATCCTGCAGGATTTAATATAAAGAGTACTGGATTTACTATAAGTGGATCAAGCGATACTGTATTCATTACGGATGTTCCAAATAAGAAGGTAGATGGCACTTTAGATGGAAGTGGTAAAGGTGTTTTGAGTGTTATTGCAAGAAACCAGAAAGAAGAATTAAAAGTTGTTGCTAAATCTGCAGGAACTGTTGATTATACTAAAGGTGAAATCATCTTAAATACTCTAAATATTACTTCAACGGTAGCAGCGAATAATCTTATAGAGATTCAAGCGTTCCCAGACTCGAATGATGTTGTTGGACTGAAGGATTTATACCTCAGTTTTGACGTTTCTAATAGTAAGATAAATATGATTAAGGACGTAATTGCTTCTGGTGAAGATGTATCAGGAGTTGTATTTACAAGAGACTATTACACATCAAGTTACTCAAACGGAGACCTAGAGAGAAAATAAATGAGCATAGGTATTGATAAGAGAGTTCAGGTTAACAGAATAGTTGAAAGTCAGCTTCCTGAATTTGTAAGGTCAGACTTTCCTCTTGCTGTTGATTTTTTAAAACAATATTATCTTTCGCAAGAATTTCAAGGTGGTTCAACTGATTTAATTGATAATTTAGATCAGTATTTAAAGGTTGATAACCTAGTTCCTGAAGTTGTTCATGGAACTACTACTTTATCCTCTGCTGTTTCTACTTCTGATACAACTATTACTGTTGCATCAACTAAAGGTTTTCCTGATACCTATGGTCTTTTAAAGATTGGTAGTGAAATTATAACATATACTGCTAAAACAACCACTACTTTTACAGGTTGTCTTCGTGGTTTTAGTGGAGTAAGTGGATTTGAAGTTGGAATATCAACATCTTTAGATAATGTCAATAGAGAAGGTTTAATATTTGAA